GACCTTCGCTCCATTGGCATCATAGTGAAGCCGGTTGACACACAGGATGGCGTTGATTTTGGCGCGCATGTGTCTGGGAGCATTGACGCGGTTATCGAGGGGGGTGTGCCGGAGGCCCCGAACAAGCGCCACATTGGCGAGTTCAAGACGCACTCATTGAAATCGTTTAACGACGTGGAGGCCAAAGGTGTCGAGAAATCAAAGCCTGAACATTTCGCTCAGATGCAAGTCTACATGCACGGGACCGGCATTGACCGTGCGTTATATGTGGCGGTTTGCAAAGACAACGACCGCATTTACACCGAGCGCGTTCGCTATGACAAAGAGATGGCTGAAAAGCTGGTGGCGCGGGGGAAACGCCTTGCGTTGTCTGAGCGTATGCCTCCACCTATATCGACTGACCGGTCATGGTTTCAGTGTAAATTCTGCGATGCGCATTCTTTTTGCCACGAGACGAAGCTAACCCAGCATGTGAATTGCAGGACATGCGCCCACAGCACCCCCAAGGATAACAGCACTTGGCACTGCGAGCGGCATGATGCGCCGATTGAAATTGAGTATCAGCATCAGGGTTGCCCGGCTCACACGCTTCATCCTGATCTGGTGCCGTGGCACATGTTCGATGGCAGCGACTGGATCGCCGTCTACGAGGTCGATGGGCATAAGGTTAAGAACGGCGAGAATGAAACCAGCAGCCAAGAGCTGATCGACAACGCTTCTGGCTGCATCAACCCGACAGTCGAGAAGATCAAGCAGATATGGCCGGGAGCCAAGGTGATGAAATGACCCAGCTTCGTGATTACCAACAGAAGGCAATAGACGATCTCTACGCTTGGTTTAACGCTGGCAATGCTGGCAACCCCTGCATTGTCATGCCCACCGGATCAGGCAAGAGCCACATCGTTGCGGCTCTGTGCAAGGATGCGCTGCAATCGTGGCCTGAGACGCAGATCCTTATGCTGACGCATGTAAAGGAGCTGATCGAGCAGAACGCCGAGAAAATGCGCGAGCATTGGCCTAATGCCCCCTTGGGGATCTACTCGGCCAGCATCGGCAAGAAGCATCTCGGCGAGCCCATCACGTTTGCGGGAATCCAGTCGATTGGGAAGAAGGCCAAAGAGGTTGGACACGTCGATCTGGTGATCATCGACGAGTGCCACTTGGTCAACCATAAGGAGTCCGGCGACTATCGCATGTTCCTTTATGAGCTGACCATGATCAATCCGTCCTTGCGCGTGATTGGATTAACCGCCACGCCATTTAGGCTGGGCCACGGCTACATTACCGATAAGCCTGCCATGTTTGACGCTTTGCTGACGCCAGTCAGCATTGAGGAACTGATCTTCAAGGGCCATCTCGCGCCCCTGCGTAGCAAGCACACCACCGAGAAGCTTGACGTGTCCGGTGTAAAGAAGCGCGGCGGTGAGTTCATTGAGAGCGAGTTGCAGGCAGCGGTGGATACCGATCCGAAAAACAGGGCGGTGGTTGATGAGGTCATGAGAATGGCCGGGGATCGCAAGGCTTGGTTGTTCTTTTGCATTGGCGTTGAACATGCCCATCATGTGGCGATGGTGTTGCAAGAGAAAGACGTGGCGGCTTCCTGCGTGACCGGCAAGACACCAAAAAAGGAGCGCGAGAAGATCCTGACAGACTTTAAAGCAGGGCGGCTGCGGGCGCTTACCAACGCCAATGTGCTGACGACCGGGTTCGACTACCCTGACATTGATTTAATCGCCATGATGCGCCCCACGATGAGCCCTAGCCTGTATGTGCAGATGGCGGGGCGTGGGATGCGCCCCAAGAGCCACACCGATCATTGCATGGTGCTGGACTTTGCGGGCGTGGTAGCCACGCACGGCCCCATCACAGCGGTGCAACCACCAAAGACCGGGAAGAAGTCCGACGAGCCGGGCGAAGCTCCCGTGAAAGCTTGCCCAGAGTGTTTTGAGCTGGTCCACCCAAGCGCCAAGGAATGCCCGTCCTGCGGGTTTCAATTCCCCATTGCGCAAAAGAAATTGCAGCTCCACCACGACGACATTATGGGGCTGGATGGAAGTGAAATGAAGGTCACGGATTGGCGTTGGCGCAAGCATTTGAGCCGCACCAGTGGCAAGGAAATGCTGGCGGTGTCGTATTACGGTGGCCTGTCGGACCCGGCGATTGTGGAGTATTTCCCGGTAAGGCATGAGGGATATGCGGGACAGAAGGCGGCGCAATCAATCTTTAATCTTAGCTGCGCCTCAAGGGCTAAAATCAGTTTGACGGAGACTGACTTGGATGCAATGTCACATGCGCTAAATACCGGAACGCCCCCCAAAACTATTGAGTACAAAAAAGACGGAAAGTTCTTCCGCGTTATGAAAAGGAGCTGGGCATGAAACACGAAAAGCCAAAAGAATTAGAAGCGCACGAGCAAATGATGAAAGAGTTGTTTGCCAAGGGTCCTCCCCGATTTTGCTACAACTGCATGAATTACAGTGGGGATGGGCGTTGCGGCGTGTTTGACATGGAACCACCCAAAGAGTTCACTCAGGTGGCAAATCAGTGCGATGAATGGTTCATGGAGCCGCCGTTTTGAGGAGACAACTGTTGACTGACAGAATCCCGACAGAACACGAAGAGCAGCGCGAGCTAGTCAAGTGGTTTCGTCAAACTTTTGACGGTGTAAGGATTTTTGCAATCCCCAATGGAGGGGCTCGCAGCATCACCACCGCCACGAGGTTGAAGGTGGAGGGCGTCAGCGCCGGGGTTCCTGACCTTTACGTTCCGGCATGGAAACTTTGGATTGAAATGAAACGGGTGAAAGGCGGCATAGTCGATAAATCGCAAAAAGATTGGCATGACTACTTGAAGTCGATTGGTGATCGCGTCATTGTGTGTCGTGGCGCTGATGAGGCAAAACAAACAATCAAACAAATATGGGAACAAAAAAATGACTGACGATCTTGTGAGGCGGCTGCGGGATGTTGGATATTGCAGCCCGAAAGATGTGGTTGAAGCCGCCGACTACATCGAAAGGCTTGAAAAGTCGCTTGTTCGAACTTTCGAACATATGATGGAGGATGGTAGGCGCGTTGAGAAGCTAGAGGCGGCGCTGCATCAATGGGACCATTTGATTGCTCATGAATTTACGGGCTCCAGAGCCGCCATGTCTGCCATGCACGATGCTGCACAGATTACGGCTGCACTGTTGCATGGAGAAGCGCCGTGGCCTGAGACTCGCATCGAGAAGTTGGAGGCTGCGCTGCGGGAGATATCGTCTGTCTCAAAGGTGTATGTGGCTAAAGGCGAAGACATGGCACAAGCGTTGACGTCCCTGCTTTGCTCACACCGGAAGATTGCTCTTGCTGCACTGGAGGGGAAAGATGACTGACTACACGCAAACCCTGATAAATATATGCTTCACAATGATCACGGGAGTCATCATTGTCGCCAGCGCCAGCGCCATGATCTTCTTGGGGCTTTTGCTATGGGAACTGATCTTTGACTACTTTGAATGAGAGAAAAAAATGCAAACAATTCAGGAACTTCACGCTCACTATATGGCCGTTCGCGCTCGTCTAAACGCAGGCCCACCAAAGGTAGAGAAAAAATTAACGCCTATGTTGGTTGAGACGCAACCTTATGCGTCTCCAATCATGGTTTTTGAACCGCAACCAGAACCTGTTCAATTGACGCCATCACAGCAGATTTTGAAGGATGTAGCGGAAAAACACAAAATGACTGTGTTTGATGTAAAGGGGCCTTGTAGACAAATGAAGTATGTCAAAGCTCGGCAAGAAGCGGTCTATCGGATGAGTACCGAATTGAAGTTTTCGCTCATGCAGATCGGCAGGCAACTCGGTTTCCGGGATCACACGACCATTCTCAATTCGCTACAACGATACAAAAAGAGAAATGGCTTGGATTAACCAATCTTAAACTTGTTCTGCGTACATTGAGTAAATCAAAAACGGAGACAAGCCATGAAGACCATCGCCTACGAAATCGCCAACGCACTTGCTACACTCGCCATCATTGGTAGCGTCCTTGTTCTTTGCCTTGGCATGAAGGGTTAAGACAATGGAGACCACTGTCATTGCCCTTGCGCTTCAAGATCGCCTGTCGCAATTTGCATCTGAAATGAGAAGAATGGAAAACAGGATCAGCAAACTGGAATCCGAAATAATCGAACTGAAAAGAAACGCAAAACCAAAAATTGAAACAACAACAGACAATCTAATCAGAAGGGGCGCAAGCTATGAATAAAGATGCTAAAAAATCTGTCGAATTAAAAAACAAACTTATTGAAGTTCTTCATGATGAAGAGCCGCCTCATTGTGTTGGGGCTTTGATATTTTGCCTTGCTGAAATAATTTTTCTGACTTGTGAAAACGAAATGGTTGAACCTGCCATTGTTCTATCTGATAGGCAATTGCGGACAGCCATCAAAATGATTACCGAAGCTCAAAGAGACCTTCAAAAACGATCAATGAACTAGGAGGCTAAAATGGAAAGGCATGAATACGCGCTGATCAAAATCGAAGAGGCGTTTTCAAAACTCACGTCAGCTTTTGATGATCGCATCTTGAAAGAAATAAAAGGCGAAGAGAGAAAAAACATGGAGGCGCATGTTGAACGCGAACGCAAAAAAACAGAAAAAAGAAAGGCGCTCATTGCAGAAGGTTTACCTATTCCAGATGACCTGAAACGAAAAAAGCAAAGCCGTGAAAGCAAAATATTCAAAATGGTGCCTGATTGGTTAACGGACACACATGAACGGTCTTTCGAGCTTTCAATGGTGCGCGACATCAAAGACTTGAAGTCTGTGGTGACTGAATATGCAAAGTTTTTGCAGGAGTTGAAGGATGGGACGAACGACGATTTGTCTGGAATGGCGTGGGACCTCATTCCAAAGGCGCAGAAAATTCTGTCCCTTTTACACATTCACCGAGCGCATCCAGAAGACGCTATCAAAAGAGCCACCAATTTGATGGAGCCAAAGTGGGATAAATCGAAAAAGATGGTTGTATATTGACTGGCCACATGCGCCTAATGTAATCCTAAACGGTCTCGTTTGAGCGCCACGAACAGGAAAACAAATGAAGTTCATAATGACTCTCAATATCCCCACAAAAAATGGCATGGCGCACCAGATCATAGGTGAACATCCAGCCGACTCGTTGAATGAATTGAAGAAACTCTTGCATCAAGAGGACTTCATTGTTGTGGATGAGTACCAGCAAAAGTTCAAGGATGGACCACTGGTGAACGAAGGCAAGTTGCTTATCAATCACCATTACATCGGAAAAGTCAGGGTCTACACCCCAAAATAAGGAAATGTAAAATGGACTACATCGACATAATGTCTCAAAGCGCAGGCATCTATAATGACCGCCACAATCAATATGGCGACATGCGCGACATGCTGGAACATCAAGCGAAACTTGCAACACTTGTTTTGAGCAAGCCAATTACGGCTTATGACATTGCGATGATTTCGCATGTGATGAAGCTGGGGAGACTGAAGAATGACCGGCCCAACTTGGACAGTTATGTTGACGGGATTAATTATCTGGCTTTTGCTGGCGTGATTGCCGCAAGCAAAACCATTGAAGACGATATTGCCGAAATGGCAAGAAAGTTCGCCCCAGAAAGTTCCACATCTGAGGGCGAAATTTGAGTTGGCATCCTTTCGGACAAGCAAGGGGGACCACGGCCCCTCTTGCACTTAACAAACAATCAAGGAGACAGTGATGTTAAAACCAATCATTCAGGGGTCTGTGGCTTGGCAAGACCTCTACGAGCAAGGCTATATAGTCGTCAAAAAAGATGAATATGAACAGCATTGGCCTCATCCGCAGGGATGGCGACCGATAGAGACTGCGCCAAGAGATAAGGTTATCCTTATATGCGCTAATGAGTTGGGGATGCTCGTTTTTGGGCAACGTATTGCAGTTGCAAAGTTTCATACAGAACATGATTTAGAGCGCGGAAAAGTTTTGGATTTTGTCACTGACGATGAAGGCGTTCGCATCAAGGGACGCCGACATGTTCGGTTTGCTACCCACTGGATGCCACTGCCGGAGCCCCCAAAATGATCCCCAACATCATTCACTTCATCTGGTTGACCGGCCCCGATTCGCGGCCTTTCAACCTTATCAACATGGTGGCGGTAAAGGCCGCGTCGGACATACAACGCCCCGACCGGATCATCATGCACACCAATGAGGCCCCGGTAGGCAACCCCTATTGGGACGAAGCTGCGCAGTTCTTTGAAGTGCAGCCGGTCAAAACCACGCATCCTGATTTGCCGTTCGTCCAGTACCGTTCAGACGTTCTTAGACTGGAAATTTTGCGTGAGCATGGCGGCATATATCTCGACACAGATAGCCTGTTAATTAGCTCTCTGATGCCCTTCATGGATATGCCGTTTTCTTTGGCTAGAGAAAGTTCCGATTCACTGGCCATGACGCCGATCTTTGCGGCGCCCGGAGCTCCGTTCATAGATCATTGGCTGGAAGGTATTCCAAAGGCTATGGCGTCAGGCGTTTGGGCCAAGCACTCGGTCAACTTGCCTCACGAACTTCAAGAAGAATTTCCATTTCTATGCAAAGTTTGGCCTCAAAAAGATTTTTTTCCTTTCGATTTGAAGCGAAATTATCTGTTTGAAATTGGTGACGACCTTGTTAAGGAAAACTGGAAGCGCATGGGTTCAGCCTATGCTTTGCACGTTTATGAGACCTATTGGGCGGCTGACGTGGCTAAAATTGACCGAGAATATGTAGTTTGGAACCGCAACTGCCTGTTTGGGATACTTTTTGGCATGTACATCTAAAAATCTGGGGATAACTATGTGGGATGAAAATGAACTGATAAAACTGTGGGAACAGGGTTTTAGTGGGACGGAAATAGCTTACAGAATGGGAACGACTCGGAACGCTGTTTTGGGGAAAATCCATCGCCTTCGTGAAAAACATCTGATCAGTCGCAGGCCAAAGGTATCAAAGCCAAGACCGGAGCCAGTCATGGAAGCCAAGAAAGAAAAACCCAAGGCCCCGCCACCACCGCGCAAAGCGGCACCCAAAAGGCCGACTATTTGGACAAAATTGCCAAAGACCGAAGCCATCAGGTCAGAACCAACGTCAAAAACGGTTCCCGTTGAAAAGACTTTGTTGACCTTGTTTGATCTGAAGAGAACAAATTGCCGTTACATCGTTGAAATGGACACGCCGTCCGGTGCGCTATATTGCGGCGATCCAATGGACCGGGCTTCATACTGCAAAAAACACGCAGATCTTTGCTACTACAAATTGGTCAAAAAACATGATGATTCAGATAAACCCGGCTATCCCAGTATCAACGCCAAATGGCAAAGCCCTCGCACACTTCCTCATTGATTACGGCCCAGAGCATCACTTGCTCTGGGTCTGTTTTCAGGATGACGGCGAGATATGGACTTGGCCCAATCCAGACGTTCGAGCTAGGGAAAACCCTAGCCTTAAGCGTACTTTTTCAGAGAAGCCAAAATAGACCATGTGCTTGTTCCTGTTCTCAATATTGTGAACGTGTAAAGGTTTAAAGCATTTGCGTATGGGGTTGGCATAGTTCCGCCTTCCCAAAGAGGAGTCACATTGATGCTATCAATAACAAAGGATGTTGGACCATATGAATTAGTGCCGTTTGAATAAAGTAAAGAACATGTTACAGATTGACCAAAAAATATATAATTACTAAGATTTGCTCCTCCATTTCCAGTAAATGCAATAGAAAAATTACTACTAGTACTTGGAGAACTAGTTTTCCAATCAAGTGTAGTATCTATTACGTCCAAACTAAATGATGATCCAATGACGCCAGGATATGCGTTGGCACTTGTAGCGAAATTGCGAAAACTAGCACCAATATTTGAATTGGATCCATAAAATTGTTGTTGTCCTGTCCAAAAATAACTAACTGCCGGATCAAAGCTGGTGGTTGTGCTGGCAATCGTAATTGAGCCATTGCCATTGGTTATGCTTACACCTGAACCAGCGGTTAATGTGGCCGGAACCAAACTGCCAGAGGCGCTGTTGCCAATCAAAAGTTGGCCGTTCGTGTAGGTTGATGTACCAGTTCCACCATAAGTGGTGGAAAGCGGCCAATTAACCGAAACCGTATTGCCCGTTACGGAAATACCGGAACCGGCAACAATCTGAGCGTTGGAAGCGGCGTAGACGCCCCCTGCGGAGGCATCGACCCACACGAAATTAAAGACACCTTGCCTTGTCGCAAGCGTCGGCCCTGCGCCGCCAGTGTAGGCCAACGTGACCGTAAAGGAGCCCGTGGTGGCGTTATTAACGAGATAGTATCCCGACACCGAAGCCGGGAAGTAGATGGTCACGTTGCCAGTCAATGTTCCCGTCAGCTTGATGCAGGCATTCTGTGTGTTTGCTTGCGTCAGGGTGACGTTGGCATTGGTCAAGGAGACGGTGTATGTCCCACCAAAAGCCGTATCAATGATGTCCCAGTCGGCGTTGACGGGGACGTTCCAATGGCCGCTATAGCTGTTGTTGTCAGGCTTGATGAGGGCTTTGTTCGCCGTGGAAGTGTATGTATCAGCCATAACGTATCCCCTTAGATCGCCTGATTGGCCACGCGCAGCGCCTTGACGATAGCCTCGTCAGGGGCGTTCAGCAATGGCTTGGTGCTATTGTCGGTAGACTTCTTGGCCTGCTCCGCAAGCCCCATGAGCCGATCCACAAGATGCTTCTGACCGCCGCCAACCTTGCCGCCAGCCGCCCGTCCAACACGGCCAACGGAGCCGCCTGCAAATTTTACCTTTTTGCGGTTTTCTGAAGAAGTTGCATAAGGTGCCATCTCGGCTTCAGGGGCAATAAATTGTTGCGCCCGCCTGACGTTCTCAAGAACATCGGTGGATTTTTGCATTCCGCGCATGTATGCGGGCAACTCCTGCGCAGGCGCAGTCATAACCTTCGCCAAGTCAGTGGGGTACTGTTCAGACCTATAACCGCGAGCGGCTTTGTATATCGTTTCAGGCAAATTCAAAGCGGAAGTGGTTGCCTCTTTGATTAATTTCCCTGATCCGCTTTCTCTTGTACTTGCGTAAGACTGTTCTCCGACGGCTTCTTTAGCCCCGGCTGATACGCTGCCAAGAGCTTTTTCTGTCTCACGATATGACAATTCTTGCTCTACCGTCCGCATCAATCGAGCAACTTCTGGCTTGCCAAACATCAGCTCAAGAGACTTCCGGGCAAAGTCATTTTCACCCCCAAGGATGCGCTTCAAACCGGCAACATCATCTGCTGTTCCGGCAAGTTTATTATTTATCAATGAGCGCGTTGAAAGCCTCAACGCATCGCCATCGGCTGTGTCTGCAATTATTTTCTTAACTTCATCTGGACGAAGTTGATGTTGTCCAGATGAAAAAATCTTTTGCCCAAGCTTGTTGGCTTCAATCAAGTCATGGACATCAGCAAATTTACCCATGACTTCTTCATAGCCGGGTACTTCTTTTTTTAAGAGACTGGATAGGTCTTTGCGAACTTGAGAAAGGGCGCTATTTTTGCCCTTCAGTTCATTTGGTTTGATGCCAAGCGTATCATCACCATAACGGATCAGGCTATCCAGTTCGGTTCTTGCATTCTCAAGAGACTGAGCATCTGTGACGTAAACAGGTGCTTTACCGGGTGTAGCTGGAACCGGCTCATTACGAATGAGTGCGCCTGTACGAGGATCATAAACGGGCTTTCTTGTGCCCATTGTTCCAGCGGTTCCTTCGCTTTCAATGAAGAATCCGCGAACGCGCTTAAGAGCATCGGCAGTTTTGCCCTGAGCAGTTTCTAACATGCTGTCAATGCGACCGACGATGTTGGCCGGATTGATAGGCGGCGCATTTTTTAGAAGCGGGCTTTCTTGGTCAGAAAGAACGTTCATATATGACTTGTAAAGGGCGTCGGCTTCGCGCTCACTAACAGTCATGGGGCCGAGCGCACTGTCTACAGCGGCGCTGACCCTTGTGGGGGCATCTTTGGCACGTTGTTCAAGCGTACCTATGATGAGCTTTGCGGCTTCAGAATCGGGGTTGTCTTTTAAGATTTTTTGCGCTACGCCCCTGAAATCACGAGTATCCAACAGAAGATCGCGGCCATCTTTTGGAACGGGAATGTCGCCGTTTTGAAGTTTCCCGCTGATTGATTTTAAATAATTTTGAGCCCCACGCGAAAGATCGCTGAAAACGTCTTTTGCCATCAAATTATAAAAAGTTCCTAATCCCTGAGCAACAGCGGGTGCAGCAGCGCCAACTGCTCCAGATACAATTGCCTTGTTAACGTCTATTGGTTCTTTGGAACCAAGAGCTTGCGCAACATAATCCTCAAGAGTGCTAGATGATGCACCAGCCAAAGCCTGATAACCCATCGCACCAATTAATGATTGACCACCGGGCAGCATTGCCGCAGCGGCTGCAACTGGTGCAGCAGCAATTGTTTTTCCCGCCGTGCGAGAAAAATCAAGCGTATTGAAGCCCGGTTTATCAAGGTGAAATTTTTCTGATTCACCATATTCATTTGGTGCTACGACAATCTTGTTGCCATATTTATCAACGTCAAACTTGGCTTCAGGGACATGCTGACGGATGATGTTTTCAGCACCTTGAGGTGTAGAACTGAACATCAATCCAAACATACCCTTTCCGCTGAGTGGCATCTCAGCGACAGTACGGAAATCTTCAGCCTGCCTCATGGGCGGCTTTGTGACCGTCTCGGTTCCCCCAGTAGGGGTGCCCATGATGTCATAGGCGGGCATCTCAACAGATGTTGGTTCAGTCTGTGGGACTGTTTTAGGGGCGGCTGGAACGGTTTCAAATACCCCGTCCGCTACGGGTTCTGATTGTTTTGCCCCGAAATTTGCAGTTTGCGGGGCCTGAGAAACAAGCGGCTTAGACGGGATCGTTTCAAAGATGTCGCTATCATCAGCCATGTGTCACCTATTGAACCCTTTGCCAGCGCGGATTACCAGTCTCTGGATTTACGCCCATAAAGCGAAGTTTTTGAGGCTTATCGATAGCAACGCCGAAAGCATTGCTGGGTTCGATTACATACACATGCCCTGCTGACATTTCAGAAATGTCAGAAGGAGTCGCTCCACGAACAGCCGTGTTTTTCTCAGCTTCAGAAATAAACTTTTGAGGATCATTTTCAGGTGTCTTTCTCCAATCGAGTTGGAATTTAGCTCGATTGAATTTCGTCGGACCCTGATCCTGATAGGCAGAAACCTCGTCACTATAACGCTTGTCAGCGGCATCTAAGATACCAAGGCCCTGAGCAAGAACCTTTTTATTTGACAGAGGTTGCAAAGAAGGATTGTTGCTGGCTTCTTTCAAACCAGCCATTTCAGCAACCCGAATTTGTCCACCAATTTCCTTCACATTGCTAAACACGTTTTTCATCATTTCCTTCGTAAATTCTTCGAAGGCTTCTGGGTTAGCCGTTGCACTAGAAGGAACGTCTATGCCCGCTGAACGGAGCGCGCCAACAAGTTGCGCTTTCTCTTGCGCGAATGTTCCCGGCTGATAGTTTTCAAGGATTGTGCGAATTGCCCCCAATTGAACACGAGTCTGTTGACGGGCTTGATCCGCAGCAGCTTGATCTTCAAAATACTTCACATTGTTTTTGGCGCTTTCAACTGTCGCGGCTTTACCGGCTTCAGCTTCAGTCATTTCTGGACCCACCTCAAACCTTTTAGCAAGTTGGGTTTTATATGATGTTGCAAGTTTTTCAGCTTGTTCATCGGCGTTCTTGCGATAAGACTGTTCCAAATTCCGAGCATTTGCCAAAAGTGTCGTTAACTCTGCGCGACGAGTTGCCGTCAAAGCGTTACTTGGAAGCTTATCCAACTCGTTTTGATAAGTGCTTATCTGGTTTTGCTGGGAATCAGCCTTTTTCTGCAAATCGGCAACGCGCGGGTGCGAACGAGCCCACGCATCAACGTCCTCAAAGGATTTGAATTGATCGGGCTGTACAACGGTTTTTTGCTCAGTTTCGGCTTTTTGTACGGTTTGAGGAACTGTGACTACTTCGGTTCCACCAGCCGCAGGCGTGACGGTCCTCGGTTGAGTTGTAGTCGCTGCGCCAGTGGCGGGAGCCAAAGAGCCAACACCCACGCCACTTCCAAACATCAGACGCGAGGCTTCAGAAGGACTGACAACTTCGCCGGTCCTGACATTCAGATATTCAAGCTGACCATCCTTGTTGTATTGAGGCTGAAACAGCTTGCCAAACATCGTCAGGGCATTGTTTTGGCGCTCAATGTCCACTTTTTCCTTCTGCAACCCAAACTCCTGCTGCTTGCCATAGGCCGCAGCGCCGCCAATCAGACCCTCACCGAGGCGCTGAGAGAAGCGATACTGGTTAGAGGCGAGCATGGAGCCGAGACCCGCAATTAGCGGAACCCAGAAGCTGCTGTCCGTGGGCACAGTGTCCTTGGTGAGAGACGAGAAAGTCTTCTCCCAAGGCCCCTGATCCGACTTGGCGGCAGGAGCCGCAGCGCCGAGGCCAGTAGGTTTTTCAGTAGATGGAACATTTACACCCATATGACGATAGACATTGGCAACATAATTAGGATCACCGCCGCCATTATATGCCCTGAGCCCCTTGGCAGCATCTTCTGGTTGACTCCAATCCTTAACACCAACAGCTTGACCACGAGCTGCAAGATACTTTGCGCCAAACATGATGTTTTGTTCTGGATCGCGAAGCGTTTCGGGGTCAACACCTTCAAGGCCAAAACCGGGTTTTTTAGCTGTACTAGGCAGAATTTGTGTCAAACCAATTTCACCAGCTTTGCCAATGGCATTTGGTTCAAACCTAGATTCTTGTTTGATTTGAGCGCGCAAAAGATCAGCGGGTATGCCTGTTTCTTTAGAAGCGCGACCAATTATTGCGTCATAATCAGATCCCTTCACCGAAGTTTCACCAGCCACTTGCGTTGTGGGCTCAGGCGCAGGCAGATCACCACCAACATCGCCCAAAGTCATTGCATTGGAGGGCAGCAGGCCGGTGGCGGTAGGCGTATCATCAACCTCGCCGGGCAAGGCATAACCCGTGCGCCCGCCAGCCTTGCGGCCCATGCGACCAGCCTCAACCGAATGAGCGCCCATTGCCGCCTGAGACAGAGCAAACAGATATTCTTGCGTCTTGCGGGGCAAGAAGTCCGTGATCTCACCATCGACCTGATGGGCCTTGCGAATGGCGTTATCTACAACCGATACGCCAGCCTCAAGGGCCGCAGCCGCCAGAAGCGGGTTGTGATCGTAGCGGACCAGAAGCTTATCGAAAGCGATTTTCATCGCCCGATACTTCGGGTCTTTGGTGTCAACCTTGACGCGACTGAGAGCGCCGCCGCCAGCCTTTCCAACGCGACCACCGCGAGCAAGAAGAAGTGCGGGCAGAGCTTCGGCAATCCAGCTACCAGCAGTAAATGCCATTTTTCCAAGGCTGGCAATGGATGCCGCCGTGCCAATTGCGCCAGCAACGCCGCTACCACTGGAACCACCAAGACCGGTTGAGCCAGAGGCCGACATGCCCTTCATTTCATTGGCCAGTTCAGAGGGCGTCTGTGTCCCCTGCTTTACCACATCGCTCAAAGGCGTCTCTTCACCGGCGCCGCCGGGAATGTCAGCATGGCCCTG